AACATTGACTTGTCTGATATAGATACATTAGGTAATAAACTAGCACACCCATTAATAACTAATGTTCTTACTATTGAAGATAGCAAAAGAATACGTGGCAACTATATCAACCCAAAACGTAGCAAATACCCTGTGTATCAATCATCTGATTTTATTGAGTGGGCTGAAAGTTATAGAGAAGCCGCGAAAATGTCAGATGAAAATACGCTAAACAAAATGTGTTCAATTGGTTCAAGTGAACCTTTCGGCATTAGTAAAATGCTAGGAGCACGTGCCGGTAGAAACTTTAATGAGTCTTCATATAGATTATATGACTATGATTGGCTTAAGGAAAACTATGACAGACTTCACTAAAATACCCTTTGATAACATAATTAAGTTTGGACAAGAAACTATGCTAGATACTGACTTGTTTAATGTCAGTTGGATACTAGGTAGATTCTGTAACTATAAATGTAGTTACTGTTGGCCATATGCTAATACTCAAATACCTGATCATCAGGATCTTGAAGTATATAAAAAAACTATAGATAGCATAAAACAACAGGCTAATATTAATGGGTTCAACAAATTTCATTGGAGTTTAAGTGGTGGTGAACCCACTGCATATAAACATTTACTTGAACTAGTAGAATACTTAGGTGATGCAGAATATCAAAGTATTCACATGACAACTAACCTTAGCCCCAGTAATAACTGGTGGAAAAAATGGACAGATAACACTAAAACACTTCAACGTAAAAGTCTCACGGCCAGCTTTCATGCTGAGTTTGCAAATGAAATAGAATTCGCTGATAAGATTCTTCAATTAATGAATGACGGGGTGTTTGTTACAGTCAATCAAGTAATGGTTCCTGAACAATTCTATCAACTATATGAAAGACTACAACGCTTTGTCAATAGAGGTATTAATGTAACACTAAAGCCACAGAGTAATGAGACTGCTAGTGCTATCGTAGATGGATACTCTGATGCAATGATTAGATTAATGCGTGAGGGTTTTCCCCAACAAGTAGACAATAACGAACTACTACAAGTTAAACTTATTGATAATACAAATACTGTTTGGCACATTGACCAAGCAGAACGTTTCAATAGTTTTGGATTCAATAAATTTGAAGGATGGACTTGTAATAGTGGATTTCAAGGTTGTATCATTAGAGGTACAGAAGTAAAACGTAGTTATAGTTGTCAGGACTTACCTTTAGGTAATATACTGACAGGATTTAAACTGTTCAATAACCCTAAACAATGTATCACTCCCATATGCGTAAGTTCAGCAGATAGTAAAATACCAAAATGCAAAGAATTATAACATTTGGATGTTCGTTAACGTATGGTCATGGATTACCAGATTGTTTTATTCCACCAAAAGGCTTCGGGCCAAACCCAAGTAAATTAGGCTGGCCCTCTATCATAGCAAAATATATGAATAGAGATTGTATCAATATGTCTGTTTCAGGATCTAGTAATAAAAGAATCTGGCATACTATAACTAACTTTGAATATAAAGAAGATGATATTGTATTCGTATTGTGGAGCTTCAGCGAACGGTCAGCAATCATTAAACATAATAATATCGTTGACATAGGCCGTTGGACTAATCATCCATACTATAAAGTATATGAGGATACACACGATAGCATACTAATGTCTAAACTGTTTGTCAGTCATAGTAATATGTTTTTACAATCAAAAAATATTAAGGTATACAACATTGTTCCGGGAAAGAAAGAGTTATCTATACTAAGATTTAATGATATGATTGTTAATCATATACCTGTCTATCTGACTAGAATGAGAGAATATTATCCATTAGCCTTAGATAAAAGACACCCGGGAGTTGAATGTCAGGAAGTGTATAGCAAAAAGATATTAAATTATCTCAACATACAAAATGATTTGCCTGATCATAAACCATTAAATATGTTTGGACAGGTAAAACGACATATTGAATTTATAAGGAATCTATAATGTTATTAGATACAGAACATTTACATCATTGGATGCAAGCAATAAGACTTAGTAATGACCCTATACGTACATTAGATGCATTCTGGCGTGGGCAAATCGCTAGTAAAGAATGGCTAATTGAACATCTATCACACTATATATCAGCAATGCCCACAATAGAAATACATGGTGGATGGGTAGGAGTTCTTGCTAGTCTACTGTTTCAAACACCTGAACTTAAAATACAACATATAACTAGTGTAGATTTTGACCCTACATGTAAACCTATCGCAGAAGAAATGAATCGTCTTGAGGCACAACAAAATAGATTTGTAGCAGAAACAGATAACATGTGTAATCGTTTACCCAAAACTAGTGTGATTATTAATACTAGTTGCGAACATATCACACAAGAACAATATGATGTTTGGTTAAGTCATATGCATGACGACCAATTACTAGTCTTACAATCAAATAACTATAACATAGCTGAACATATTAGGATCGCAGAAAACTTAAACGACTTCTGTTCACAATCTAACTTAAGCAAAATACTATATCAAGGTGAATTACTGTTACCTAAATATACTAGATATATGCTTATTGGCTATCGTTGAATTTAGTTATAGGTATGTCGGCAGCACATGTACAATAATTTCTGTCACATACAATAGGTTCAGTCGGTATAATCAACGTGTTATTATATATATTTCCTAAACTTCCACCTACTCTACACGTGGCACGATGTACATCACCGTCATGGTTAATCATAAGACTTTCAATACCCACTAAACAATTCCAACCTTTATATTGATTTAAATGCTTTTTGATTATGTCATTAGCATGATATTCTTCAGTATAATCCCCGTCTTTGTCTCTATGAAAATGTATAACTGTATTGGGCTTAACAGTAGAATCATTTTCTAATATCCAATCTAAATCATTTTGGTCATACTTCATATCATCAAATAAATCGTGGTCACCCTCAGTCCAACGTATTCTACGTATACAAAAAGGAACAGTTGCATATTCTAATCGGTTCACTGCATATCTACATTCCTTCATTAAATTATGATGTGCCATAACATTTACCATAATGTTACAGTTGCTATATAAACTTAGTTCTATTATTTTTTCTAGTATTTCTTCCCAGCCATATTCAAAGTGTAAACTGAATACAAATTGGTCAACTATTCTTCCTTGCTTTAAATAAAAGTCACCATTACGTGTACCGTTAGTTGTGATACTTAAATTCATTGATTTATACTTGATGTGAAAAATTAATTCTTCTATCTTTGGATGGACACAGGGTTCACCACCGGTTAAACTAATACGAATAGGCTTATCAATCTCACTTAATCTATTCACCGCACTTTTTAAAATTTCTATATCTGTATGCGGGCTAACATTGTCATGTATCACACTTGGACAATAACTGCAATCATAATTACAACGCTTGCCCAAGTTCCATTCAACTTTAACAGAATCTTCATGTCCCCAACGATTAACTATCTTGTACAAACTGTGCTCCTGATTTGTCAAAACTACCACATTGCTTACTACATTCTAATAACGGATCATCAACCCACGTGTTAGCAATCTTAACAAAATATTCACTATTGAAAATTTCTTCAATAGAACTATCTACTAAGTTAGGGAACATACCTATCTTATCCATAAAGTCTATTCTGGTATCTTGCTTATGAAGTTTGCCCTTCATATCCATCCAACAACACGGAATAACATTACCGGTCGCTGATACATAAATGCTATTACCCTTAAGTGCTTTACATGCTATCTGTGGCTTGATTTCAATTCTATACTTAGAAACTTTACTAGTCATATCTTTACTTAAATTAGTCGGATACAATATGTTTATCGTTTTACCGTCATCATCTAATACATGAAACTTACCATGCTCAAATCTAGTAGTATGTTTGATTTGAAAGTGACTAAACTTTAATTCTTTACTTAAACTTCTACATACTTCAATCTGATGTTCGTTATGCTGAAATACTAGCATATGCCATTCTGCTATACCACCTGCATTAATGAATGCACTAGCATTTTCTATTATCTTATCAAAATCTGTTCCTATACGATATAATGCATGTGTGTCCGTTAACCCATCTATGCCAAATACAATTCTAACATTAGTCTCTGCTAATTTCTTCCACCAATCAATACTTCTTGCACTACCATTGGTATGCATACTTAATCTTATATTTGCATTAACCTCTCGCAAATATTGAAAGATTTCCAAACAATCTTTGGCTATTATAGGATCACCTAGATTGCCACACATGAATAAACTATCCAATTGCTTTAGAAAATCAACAGGGAACCATGACTTAAACGTATTCAAGTCTACTTCATCTAAAGTAATCAATGGGTTCATTACACCACCGTTAATTCTACGTGGACACATTGGACATCGTGCTTGACACTTACTTGTTACTTCAAAATGAATATCTCTGATATCTGATAACTTATACATAATTTTTAAACTCTGGTGTTATATCTACAAAACTTTGATTACGTGATACATCTAACTTCTTGTTAAAACTGATAGTGTCAGTCCACTTATCACTTTGGTCTCTTGCTTTTAAATAGTTAATATTGTCTTGTATCTGATTTAAAGTG